GGGTCAATTCATCCAATTGACACCCCCGAATCATACCAAGAGGGCTTTTTTTATTCAAGTCCCCGGAAAAACTTCTAACAGGAATGCTCCTTTCATGGGATATACGTGAATATCCGCGGGTCTTCTTGCCCGATTGTCCACATCGCCACACCTTTACAACCGTATCGCATGGTGTATTCGGCGGCTTTGATGAAACTTTCAAGGTCCCCGTTCCACGCAATCGAATAGCCTTCCGAATCGCCGACATAAAAATTTCGCAGCCATACACCGGCATCAGCCATTCGAATCCGGATTGTCTTCTCCCCTTGCCAAGACGGTACAGTCGCAATCGGGAGATTTTCATAGTCGTTAGAAATCTCAATGCCTAGCCCCTCGTCGGGATCAAACCCTGAATACACAAGATACCCCAACTCGTCATAGCTGTATGGGCGCGTTTCTTCGAGTGCGACATGTTCCACGCCGTCGATGATCGCCGCTACCTTCTCCATCGGCTCATACCGATCATTTGTGGCGATTTGCAGGCGATAGCACTTCACGCGACAACCACTCGCATAGATGCCATGAGCGCCTTTGTTGGGCGGCGCCGGAAACGTTTGTGTACTTGGATAGTCGATGATTTCCGTGCTTCCAACAATACACTTGATATGGTTGCCGCATACCCGAACTTTGAACGTGTAGCGCTTCCCAAGCGTCAACGTGAGTGGAACTGACGCCAACACTTGGCTGTTCCCTCCGCTTTCATATTTGAGATAGAACCGGCCGGCGCGATGGTCAGCGACAAAGGTGTATCCTCGACCAATTTGTCCGGCTTGATCCGTGCAAAAGCGAATGCCGTATACAGCGTTCGTATCGCCCGCGTCAGCGCGCAAATCCGCTTCGATATGGGCGTTCATCTCGTATTGACGGTTGACGATCAATTGCATAGACTGTGTCCTTGTGTCGGCGAATACGTGCGCTTCCTCGCCGCTTGTCGCCGCATAGGGGCGCCATGATCCAAATGAGTATCCCCTGCTCACCGGAGTGCCGACACATCGTTGTAAATTAGGGTCGGGGTTAGAGCCCGGCGGAATGTAATTTGGATCGACATGCAGGTAGTATCTCGTCTTTGCCAAGTCGGTAATGCCGCTTCGGACGTGCGGGCCGAACAGGTCTTCCCAAATGATGGCTGGACGTGGAGGGCGGCGCAACAGTTCGCCGGTGATTGTCATGTTCGCCGGAAAGGCGGCTTGCACTTTTGAAACGCTCCCGTTTGTCACTTCTCCCCGTTTCCACGCTGGCTGCAAATTGACGCGGTATTCGACTTCCCCGCCCGACATGCCATGCTCAAACGCCTCGCAAACGATAAACCCTAGAATTTGCGCATCGTCTTCGCATATGCCAACCTCAATCGTATTTGAGGTGCCAAACGAAAAGACACCGCAGTCGTAGAAATGCCTGTCGGGATTGACGTAGAACGGATACCATTCGGGCTGATTTCCTTTTTCTCCAATGACAAAACTTTGCCCGTTTACGCTGATCGGGATTCGTGGGGTTAGATACGGAAAATAGACAACGGCGATCAGCCGATAGCTTCCTGCTTCGGGCAGGGTGAATGAGTAGTACAGGCGTCCGTCCTGCCCTTCATCCCCCTCTGCCGGTTCGCATGTGTTCAGGTCTTTGTTGTAGTTATAGACCGCCGAATGCGCTGAATAACCGTAAAATGTATAGCCGGACAGTGTATCACGCGGCGTCCAAGTCGTGCCTGTTCGCGTGTTCCCCGTCCGGCTTGTTATATCGTTCAATATTTTCTTGATGCCCGTAAATTTCGCGCGTTGATGCTTCGAGTAGCTTGTGATGTAGTCCTGTCCGTTGTACGTATCACGGAAAATCACGGTCTGATCGTTAAATGTCTTTAACGTTGCGAACTGCACCGCAAATCGGTCGTACACATGCAAATACGTCTTTTCGTAGGATGATTCTTCATCGTGAAAACCGGCATATGGAATGAACGATTGATTATACCAAACAAACTCCCCATTTTCATTTGTTTGCCCGGCGTTATGCTTGAACAGTCCGTTTTGCCATTGGAGCAACTGCCAGTATCGAACCGCATTCCCCGACCGCTTCTCGTTCAACGGCCATCGGCGTCCATAAGCGGCCGTGCCGACATACACCTTTTCTGGCGGCAATACGTTTCGTACATGATCCAACACCTGTTCCAACCACCACAACGGTGTAGATGGGCCGGGGGCGGAATTGTTGTGCGAAAAGTCGTATGACATGATTTGAAACTCGTCAATGGCTTGGTTTCCGTTCTTGTCTTTTCCGCTTGCAACGGTTCGATAGTCCGTCCATTGATACCAATACGGTTCAAAGTCGCCCGTCATCGCATGCAGGTTCACGCGCAATTCCAGCCCTAACGGAAGGCAAACCTCGTTTTTCACCCTCACAAGCAAATCGCGGTATTTCTCCGCTTCTTGATACGTCCGGCTTCTCGACGAACTTTTCTCAAAGTCCATTTCAATTCCTTTGATCCGGTTCGGAAAACGCCCCATATACAGTTCGGCGATTTTCCGCAGTTGTCGGATGAACGTGTCTTGTGCATTGTTCACGTTATCCAACATCGGTTCGACACGACTCTCGCCGAAGCAAACCATTTGGAGCGACCATTTCACATTCGGGTAGTGATCCACCAAAAATCGTAACGAATCTCTCATCCAATAGCGAATGCCGCTCTCGTCATCGGTCAAGACTGAATACGATTCGCCGGCCTTGTAATGATAAATGGAGCCGTCGGCCAACACGCCAAAATCGTGAAGTCCGAAAGCGTAAATTTTGTCGTGATGCTTCAAAAAAGCATACCAAAAGTTGCGCTGATCGCCGCCCCAATTCTTCCAAGCGTTCGGGTCAATGATTTCCCATACGCCTGTTGAGACTTCTCGCGCATATTGCTCAAATTCAGCGTTTGACGGCTCATTTAGCGACCAAGATAACAGCTTTATCATGGCTTGGACTTCCCTTCCTGCCATTGAATGAGTTCGACAACTCCCCAGTACCCAATGCCAACGTCTTGCATTTTCCCATTAACTAGCTTGTAAAACTCGATGCGAATCCGGTTCGAGCCATAAGGCAAGCCCATGAACAATTGACGCCTTATCTTGAGCGTTCCATTGCCAACAGGCAGGCTCCGGCTCGCCCGATTGGCCGGAACGCCGTTGATGGTTGCCTCGTTCTTTGATCCCCATAGCCGAATCTCGCTTCCGGCCGCACCGCCTTCAAAGAAAAACTCGCGGCTGTATCTCTTGTTTAAGGGATGTTCCGGCTCGTCGGGATATACTCTTTCGTACTCATCGACATACCCACCGTAATTGGTGGAAATCCGCAATAAATCGAAGTCGTTTTTTGCGTATAGCGTGATGTCCACGACAGTAGTCGTCAGTTGGCGTGAGAAGTCTGTTTCGTACACGTTTGGCACGATAATCGCTTCATGTCCTCGCCCGACAATGTTGTAGAAGCGATTTTTTACATTCTCGAACAATCTCGGCTGATCGCCTAAATAAACGTCTCCCCCAACGGCCGTTGATGTTTCGTCCAGTGTTCCGTATGCAGGTTGAAACCATTCCGCCGTGTTCGGGATGGCAGCCGTCGCCTGTTCGCCTTCTTGCAATTGCAAGTCAGTGATGCGAATTGCTCCGTGCCGCAGGTTTTCAGCGACTAGCTCAAATTCGATATGATCCACTTTTTTTCGTTGAAATTTGGTCAATGTAGCGAGAAATCGCGTCCAATCTCCTTTATTCATACCATCACCCGTCTAGCGACCAACGTGTTTCCGACGGATGCCCTTTCCACAAAGTCGCGATTGAACCGCTTTGTAGCATGATGTCGGTGACATTCACCTGCCCCGATTGGCAATTCTCCACGACAAACTCAATTTCAATCGCCGAAACGCCCCGATCGGGGTTTTTTACTTCAATAACTTGGTTGACTAATTGGAACATCATGTCGTCTCACCTCCGGCCAGTGACAGCCAAATTGGCTCGTCTTCTGTTCCATCCGCGTACTTGATGCGAATGTAAACACCGACGCGCCCGCTCCCGACTTGCAAGTTTTCCGCCGCCACTCGCATGCTGATGGAATACGAATCGCGATGGGACGGGTAGACGATTTGCTTGAGCGTCTTGGTTTTCCCTTCCTCGGCCGTTGCCTTGAACGAGGCGTTGCCGCTGTATCCGTTGACCGGATCAATCTCCCACCCGTTATTCGTCCAGTAATTGAAACCATCGTCAGCACGGGAATTCATCAGGTAGTTAAAGACGCTTAGGTTCAGCAAATCCTGTCTGTCTACTGTATCCTCCGATTCCAAAACAGGTGCCGCTTCCTGAACGCCCGACAGCAAATCAGATAGTGTCGGTTGCGAACGCTCAAGCTCTACTTCCGACTCCCACGGTTTTTTAATGTTGTATTTCCAACGGACAATGCGTTTTTTCTCATTGATGCCCAATTCTTTGTCGTACACAAATACGTTGTCGCCAAGGGCGAATTGTTCATGGCTCAAGCCCGACATTCTCGACAAATCGGCGACTTTCATCACATATGAAGCAGTCGGACGCGACAGGATGCCCAAGGCATACAAACCACGCTCGTAAAGATGGAACGGGTTGGTGAAACGCTCGTCCTTTGCCACAAGCACTTTTTTCTTGGTCGTATATTGGTAGTTCTCAATATACGGCAATCCTTGGGGATGGGCGTCTTCAATCGTCATATTGTTCTTCCCGTACAAGTACAGTTTCGTGACAAGATTTTTCGTACTGTAGTTCACTTCGATTTCCTTCATGTTTTTTCGATAGACGATAGACGCTCCCGAATCCCTTCCTTCCGGCCGCAAGAAATCGACTGTATTGTTGTTTGTGTTGAACCACAACTCGCCCGCAAAGATATTGGGAAGCTCTCTCAAGGCTTTTAGACGGTTCGTCAAGCCTTCCTCTAGCTGAAGGTTTCGACGCTCTGTCACTTCCACACGCCCGACTGACCATCCCGTCCCTTCCAGAATATCCGCCATGATTTGTTCCGGCGTCGCGTCCTGCCAACTCCACACTTTCATCGGCTCGGTATATTGCAGGTCGTACCATGTCGCTTCGCAATACACAACGAGTTCGAGCCGTCCTCCGGCTCTCACTTTTGAGACATCACGAACGAAATAACGCTGATTGACCACTTCGACGATGTTTTCGTTTTGAATGTACTCTCGTTTTGGATCGTTGTATGGAAGGGAAAACGTCAGCGTATCCACACTGCCAATCTCTTGTTCCAAAATCGGGTCATCAGCGTTTTCCAATACGCCAAGTCGATTCCCTTCTTGGTCATACACGACCAACAAGGCGTTGGACAGTCGATTGTACAGGGGTTGCTGTCGTTGTGGCGGTTGGCTGTTGTATCGAATCTTGCCAAGCAGGTTATACCGCCCGACTCTGAACTGATTGTATTTCAGCATAGGCGTCACCTCACGCCACGACTAGCCAAGGCGAACAATATGAACCTCGTTGAAACACCGCTCCACTTGCCGGAAACGTTGACGGCATATCCCCAAAAGGAATGTTTGTCGCCCGATAGCCACCATAAACCGTATGAGGATTCGGGCGCTCCGCTAAATCTTGCAAGAACGTTTGAGCGTCGAATTTCACAATGGGAATTACACTGACTTGGTTTAGACCGTCATAGTACGCTGTCGCCCCATCGTGCCTTGCAATCCAATAGAACCCGGGTTCTAACTCCAAATCAATGTCCACCATTCCCCATCCTCCGGCCGCCGGAATGGTGATGACCGGGCTTTGAAAGAGCAATTCGCTCGGCCGCAATCCACTGTCGCGATAAATGCCAACTCGCAATTGCACGTCCGTACTGGCTGAATTCAGTTTCATCGCCGCCTTGCCAAACCGTGTTTTTGTCGTCACTGGAAAAGGGAAAGCGTCAATTGTGTTGCCATAAACCAATATCCGAAATGCGGGCACGTGGCTGTTCACGTTCGCCGTTCCGTCCGCATTCAACGGATTGTAATCGCGCCGAAAATGGCTGACATACGTGCCCGACAAGGGATAAAACGGTTCTACTCCCGCCGGATTGTTGGCCAGTAGCAGCGAATGTTGATCCACCGCCTGTTGCAACGATGGAATGCTTCCGATGCTTCCGTCTATGCTTTGCCGCCATGTCGAAACGTTGGTGATATACGTAAAATCCGCCGCAATCGTATCGTTCAAATTTTGTTGCTCATGAAAAACGACAACGCCGTGCGCCGGACTAATTTCGTATTCGCTCGGGTCAACTTGGACGCCATTGCGATAGATAATCGGCGCAGGGTTGTCGAGCCAATTTCGTATCTCCCCTTCATAAATCCGATAGCGAATAGTCGGATCGTCTTGGTCGGCCACAGGCGTCAATATATGCCCTGTCTCTTGCGCCGTCTGCATTTCCAAAACTGCCTGCATTTTATTGATGTCGTGTTGCAGTCCCGAAATGTGTGCGGATAGAATATCTTGGCTCGTCAAATCACGATAAGGGGTTTGCGCCATGGTTTCACCTCTTTTCTAAATCCACCGGCTTCGAGCGTAGACGGTCGCTTTCTGAATGGTCGCGTTTCCTTCTGTGAAAAACTCAATCTCGTTTTCTTCTATGTCCAAAAATGGAAAATCCATCGAGTCTAAATGCTGATTCGCTGACCGCTTGTTCCCGTATCCATCGACAATGTAGGCTGTGACAAGCTGGCTATCCAGTACAAGCGTTTCGCCCTGTTGCAACGTTCCCGAAAAACGGACGGACGTGAAAGGCGTGCGGATGCCAATTACGCCGCCGCTATTCGTCCCTTGTATTTCAATCAACGGCTCTGAATACTCGTTTCCTTTTTGACGATTCACGACATAAACGCCAGTGCCACTGAACTCAAACACTTCGTCCTCAATTGCATAATAGAACGGGTCAGGGCAGAAAAAGTTCAACGTTCCTTGACCGGCTCGGATCAGGTCGTCAATCTCTGTTTGGTCTTGAATGATGGCGTTAATGTACTTGTCCGGCTCGTCATCGAAGATGAGTGGCTTTGGCTCGCTCTTGTTCAATTTTCCGGCTAAGAAACGTTTCAATTCAAAATACGACATGTCGAGGTGTTCAAAGATGACCACCTCGACAGGGATGATGACCGACTGATGCCGCTTCTCCAAGAAATACGCGCCATGCCTTCCGGCGATAGACATGGATGCGATTTCTTGTGGAGGCATTAAAGGGCGTCCAATGTCCCGAACGAGTAGATACGGTGAAAGGTCAAACCCGTCATACGTAATCACAAGACGCTCCCCCCTATGCCGTTTGCTCTCATTTTTCCGATGCGCCGCTGACCGAGTTCACGGTCGATATAAGGTGTGACCACTCGCATGATTTCTCTGCCGTCCATCATGACAGGAACAACAATCTCAATTCTCTCCGTGCCTTGTGTTCCGCTGTTTTGCAATTCTTCGCGAATGATGCTTCGCAACATTCGTTGCGGCGCGACGATTTCGGGGTTTCCTGCTCCTGCGTCCCCGACGACAGCTAGCGTTGGTTTGTCAACTACACCGCCTGTTGCCAGACGTGGAATGTTCGGAATGTTAAACCCAATCGAACCGCCGCCGCGTCCGCCAATCACCGGAACCCAGTCGGGAATCTTCGGAATCGGAATACGGACGCTGTTGATCGAGTTAATCATGCGGTTAATAAAGTCAATGACTTTGTTCACCGCGCCTTTCACCGAGCTAACTACGCTGTTCCATGCACTCGATGTCGCGCTTTTCACTCCGTTCCATACGCTCGAAATGATGTTGCGGATGCTATTGAATGCACTCGAAATTCCCGAACGAATGCCGTTAATAACAGAACTGATTGCGCTTTTGATGCCATTCCATACACTCGATGTGACAGAACGGATCGCGTTCCATACGGTCGAAATCACGTTCCGAATCGCGTTGAAAACAGAGGAAACCGCGGACTTAATCGCGTTCCATGCAGTAGTCAAAGCCGAACGGATGGCGTTCCATACCGTTGTCGTCACGGTGCGAACCACGTTCCACACGGTCGAAATCACTGTTTGGATCGCGTTAAAGACCGCCGAGACGGCAGATTTAATGCCGTTCCACGTTGCCGTCAACGCAGACTTGATGGAGTTCCATACGGTCGAGGTCACGCTTTTAATCGTGTTCCAAGTGTTCGAGATAGCTGTTTTAATTGCATCAAAAACGGTAGAAGCGACAGATTTAATCGTGTTCCACGCCGTTGACAAGGCTGATTTGATGGCGTTCCAAACCGTGATGGACACGCTCTTGATGCCTTCCCATACACTCATAAAGAACGCTCCAAGTGCACTGAACACGGTTTGCGCCACGCTTTTGATTGCGTTCCACGAGTTCGACAGAAACTTGCTGACGGAATCCCAGTTCTTCCATAGCAAAATGATGATGGCGATAAGCGCTCCTATGATTCCAATGACCGCTAATACAGGCGTCATAATCGCACCGAAACTTACACCAAGCACGCCCATTGCCGTCGCGATGGTAGATACAATCGGGGCTAGCGTCAAAAACAATCCGGTGATAATGCCAATCACGGTGACAATCGCCGCGATGGTTGCCGCCAATTTCGGGTTTTCAGAAATCCACTCCGCTACTTTGCTTACCACATCAGCAATCCCTCGATACACCGGGGCTAGAGCCGTGTTTAAATCGTTGAACGCCTGTTGCATTTGCACCATCGGGTCGGCATTCATTTGTTGCACCGTCTGATTGAACAAATTCTGATTGTTGTTCGCATCGTTTACGTGCTTGTTCATGTTCAGAAGCGTTTCCGCGATGTTCGTGCCTTGGTCTTCCCACATTGTCAATTTGTTATCGCAAAGGCTTTTTATCCTCTGCTTCCGGAGGTTTCCCTCATACCCTTTCGGGATACGGCTGGTCAATTCCAACCCGGTTCGGCGTACATTTTCAACCAACAAATGTTGGTCGCCGGACACTCTTGGGCGGATTATTGCTCCCTTAACGCTCACCGCCTACGCTCTACGGTGCGGGGTGGTATTCCCCGTTACCTCGGTGTTGGCATATGAATCGGCATAATAAAAAGCGCTCAAATAGAGCGCTTATTTACCATCGACAGAAATTCATAAAATTGTTGTTTAGTGTTTTTTCCGTATCCATATATATCATGGAAAATTTTGTGACATGTTATGCATAAGGTTATGCCGTTATCCACATCAAGTCGTTTCTTTTTGCACCAATCCCAACTATCCAAGTGATGGGCAATTAAGTTTCCACCTTTGTTATCTCCACAACATTGACATGTATAATTGTCTCTTTCATAGACTTGTGTTCTCCACAAACCATAACCTTCAATAAGCCGTTCTTTTTCTCTTTCCTCATCTGTTTTGTTTGGGTTGAAATTAGGATTGGATTTTCCAAAACGTCTAACTCCATACATAGGATTGTTTTCTCCGCTCCAATCCATGTATATCACTTTCGATGGATTGGTTTCTAAATCCCTTAAAAGTTCCGAGTAGCATTTTTTGCAATAAGTAGATTTCTTTTTGCCTGAATGATAACTTTTTCCACATCTTTGGCATGTATGAGAATATTTATTTCGGTTGTATTCTCTTTCGCAATCTTTACAATAACTAAATGGCTTCTTTTCTCCTTTGACAGTTCTAAAATTAAATTCGTCTAACGGCTTTTCTTTTAAACATTTAGAGCAATATTTATAACCGTCTTTTGGTGTTGATAACAAAGGAGTCTTTCTTCGTCTTAAATTTTCGCACCGTTTACATCTTTTTCTACGCCCATCAGGATAGCGTTTGTCTTTCACAAAATCATCTAGTTGTTTTTCTTCACCACAATCACAACAAACCTTATTCATTTTACAACCTCCCGTAGTTGTATCCCGAATAATTAAATAAAGGGCAGGCAGTCGGGAATCTGCTTTTCGGGGCGTCCCCCTAGCCCTTCATAATTATTATGACATACTTTTTATGCCGATTCACTTAGCTTCCACCGATTTTGCCCGGTTTTACTTCGGCACAACTTATGTTTACCGAAGATCGCAACCCCTAGTGCATTTCGCTTCGTCTCATCGTCAACGTTCATCAACGCTTTGGCGACCTGTTGCAGGGCTTGTTTCCCTTTGTCACCGCCGGCCGCAACGGCCTGCCCCCATGCCTGCAACTGCTTCGCCGAAATGCCCGTTCCTTTCAAGAGTTCAGCAGTCGTTTCGTCAATTCCTTGGCCGAACTCCGCAAGACGAATTCGGCCTTCCTTGAGACCATCAAGCAGGTTGTCGATGTTCCATGTCCCCGTTTCGACCCCTGCGGCGAAAATCGCCTGAATTTCATTCGCCTCAAATCCAGCGCGGTTCAATTGTTGGCCGTACTCTGAAATGATGTCGAGCTGTTCGGGCGGAAAGCCAATGCGCAACAACGAATTGACAAGCCCAAGCGCTTGCTGGTCTGACATTTCAAGTTCGCTGCCAATTTCGTTTACCTCTTGAATCAACTCTGTAAAGTCGATTCCCGAATACGCGGCGGCGATCGCTCCGGCTCCTTCGACGATTTTCCGGTTTGCCGCATCACTCGCATCGGCGTTCAACGCGAATTGACGGCGCACGCCTTCTAGGGCGCTTTCCGCGTCAATGCCGTACGCTTTGACTGTATTCGTCGCCTCTTTCACGGTTTGGATGGATTCTGGCGGAACGTCGAACGAGACGCGGATTTTCGTTTCCGTATTCACGGTCTCCAGTGCCTTTCCGACGACCGCCGAAATGCCTGCTCCTGTCGCCAAGCCGGACAGAACAGGCTCAAAATCAATGTCTTTCAGCGATTTTTGGGTAGTCTCCGCTTCGTCTTGCAGTTTCTTGAGTTCGCCCCTTGCTTGGGACGTATCCACTTTCGGGGAGGGCATGGAACGGATGGTTTGCGTCAGTTCGCGGATCGCCCCTTCAAGCCGGATGATTGGAGACACGTCCGCTTGAATGTCCAAGTCTGGCATCGACTCGATGGCACTTTCGACAGATTGAAACGCTTTTTGTGCGTTTCGAGTGACACGGTTCAAAATGCCGGACACTTCATCCACGCCGGAAATCGCAATTTGAACGACTTGATCCGCCATGCCTCATCTCCCCTTTCGTAAACGCGCCCGTGAAGGGAGTTTCCTTCTCAATTTCTCCGCTTCTTTTTGGCGCTCTTTTTGAATCTTGTTATGATGGGCGATTAATACCTCTTGTTGCAACGGCGTCATATATGGAACATCGAGTGGCGAAACGCCGCACTCTTTCACAAGAAAATAAAAATTCCTTCCTTCACGATTGAAGAAAGGAATCATCATCGCTTTCCACCGCTTCTTGCACTTGTTGCTTGTTGCCAATGCCTGTGATTTCATAAATCCGTCCGGCGATTTCATCCACTAGTTTCGGTGGGAATTCGTTCTCCACAACCTGCTCTGTAATCATCGGGTCAACCGTTCCGTACGCCACGGCTTTAATGGCCGCCCGTTTCCGGCCGCGCAGGTTGGCTTTTGTGTCGAATTGAAGCGTCTGCGCCATTTTGCCTTTTAGCGTGGGCGTCCCTTTCACCGTCACACCTTCTTGCAAAAGTTCCTCGATTTCCGTCGCTTCTTTGTTGTTCAGTGGCCGAATATCTACCTCATATTCTTCTCCGTTCCACGTCACGATCATCGTTTCTTGGTAGGCTGTTCCGTTCAGTACACCTGCGGTCAATTTCTTTGCCATTCGGTTTCCCTCCATACTCCGATTTTCATCTTGCTAAAAAGCGAATGAGGACAGGCGTTTCACCTATCCTCACACGATTGTATACGATGCCTTATTGTTCGTCAGCGACACTTGAATCGGTCCTGTGCCAGTCGATTGGTCGAACAAGGCTCGCGCCGTCACGGTTTGGACAATGCCTTCCCGACCTTCGACGGGTTGGCTCGATGCCGTATAAATCAGCCGCGGGAAAATGATGTCCAAATTGCTTCCTAAATGCAACGTGTAGCTAAATTCTTGCAACGTGTCAGTGCTCGGGCCGTCCGTGCCGCCCCAAAAGGCGATTAACTCTTGGTCACTGTCGAATCCAAGGGCAACTTCTAACGTAACGACCATCGAACCCATGAACGCTTTTTTCGGGAAACGAGAGCCAAATCCTTGCGCGCTCTCAATGTCCGCGCCCGTCTCCACCGTCAGCGTCAAACTGTTTACAGACGCGCTCATATCCGTTCCGCCCTTTTCGAGCGCCGCCATTGGCGCGGTGAAGACGTTGCCTTCCGTGAATTGAATGTTGGTGGCCAACGGCGCACGTTTGTCCGATGCGCCTAACGTATTGACCGTTAGCAACGCCCACTCATTCTCGATCTCCAATTCAAGCGACTCAATCACGTTGCCAAGAAAGACATGCTCCATAATGTCCTTCCCGACTTTGGCTGAAAATGAAGGCATAAGCGCGCTACGAACCGGATAGAACGTGTGCGTATAACCAGTCGTGGCATCCCCTGTCACTTCATAGCCGCCCAACGCCCACTTCCAAAACCAGCCCGTCGCTTTGTCGTCAAGAGGCAACGTGATCGCCCCACCTGTCGAGTATACGCCCAACTGCGCCACGCGATCCAAGCCGGAAATGCCTTCGTAAATCAGCTTGTCGTCCTCGGCAGGCTCAATCGAAACACTTTCGGGGTCTAGCGTTTCCGCATATTGCGCCGCCTCCACCCCGAATTCTGTTTCCTCGCCAATCATCAAGTAGCGAGTAATTGCCATGGGTCATCACCTCACTCTTTAACGGTCTTGAGTGGTGCAGGGGTTAGGGTGGCGGCATAGTCCGTATCCGCTGTTCCGGCATCCGCGTCAAGTTTTTGCAACAAAGCGATTTGCTTGTTTCGCAACTCGTTCAGATCGTCAATTAAGTCATAAAAAATCGCCGTCAGTTGAGCAACACCAGCGCCACCTTCGCCTTTTCCGATGTGTTTTGGCACTTTCGCCATGCTATTCCCTCCGTTTCACTCGAAAATCAAATTGCACGGCAGACCAACAGACCTGCGTATTGTTGCCCATCTCATAGGCAGGGTCGATTTGCGTTGGACGAACATCCGACACAGTGCCGCCTAGCGTCCGGTCTTTCACAAGCACGTCATAGACCGTCAACGCCAAATCATGCGCTTTCTCAAGCGCTTGTTCGGGGTCATTTGCTTTGACGAGAACGACAAAGTTGAATCGTATATCATGATCGGCTGTTTTCCCGCCGACCAAGTTAGGAGCATATGGCTCGGGGACAATCCAAATCGCAGGCGTCAGCAATGTCCCGACTCTCACCTTTTCCCCGTAGACAATCCGTTTGATTTCAGCGAGTTCCGGCGCCTGTTCCAATACTTCCCGAACCCTCGCCCGAATCTCCCTGTGAATGTCCTTGAGAGGCTTGTTTTGAATCATATCAGTTTCACTTCCCTCAACGCCTGTTCAACGAAATCGTCAATTCGCCGTTCGGCTGCGGCGATAGAACGCTCAATAAAGCGTTTCGGCTTAATTCCCGGGTGTTTGACCTTTTTGGCAAAGACCACTTCACCGTTTACCTCAAATCGCAACGCTTTCGCTCGCCGCGGATAGATTTCATATGGTCCAGAACCATAGTTTTGCACAAGCGCATATTCAACGTTCGTGCCAACTGTATAGAACCGCGCGTTTCGTTTTTGCAATTTCCATGATCCGGCCAAACGCCCGTGGTCTTGTGGAGAAAACTCCATCAAATTGCCCCACACTTCAAGCGCAGTCAGTTCGGTCGCGCGGTTTAGCGCTACCCTCATCCGCGGAGTCAACCGCCTTAAATCGTCCATGTTGATTTCGGAATCAAACATGTTCATCACGCCTCTACATAGTCATCTGAAGAAAGAAAAATGTCTATCTTTTGTCCCATAAACGGCTGTAGTTCCGTCCCCAAGTCTTTTGTGACGTCCGATGTATTCAAAATGGAGACGGCAAAGTCGTCAATTTGAATGATCGGACTGGAACGTTGCTGTTGGGCGACCGCGACAACTTTGGCGACAGTCCGCAATAAAATGTCTTGAATCGCCAAATAGTCGTCATCCGTTTCAAGGACAGTCCGTTTGAGCCTAGCATGGATATGTGATGCAATCCGCTCAATCCATGTAGACAACAAACTGTCCAATTTCGTTTCGGGATCGCCAACGTCCGGTGGAAATCCAAAGTGATCCGCAGAAACGCCCGTCAAATCACGGACGTCCTGCGGAGTCACCACCCTGGTTACAGGCTTTTCGAATAAAGGCATTGGCTATCACTCTTCTTTCAACGCTTCGAGCTTGTCGATGAGCGTGGAACGCTTCTTGCCTGCTTTCTCTTGGGACAACGCTTCGTCAACGGACAGCTTGCCTTCTTTGACCGCCTCTAGCACCTCGTCAATCGTCATGCTTTGAACGTCCAAGGCAGGTTCGGTGGGTTCGGCACTTTCGTGACGATGTTCCGTTTCGCTTTTGTCGCCTTCACTCACGATTTCCACCTCAAAATCCCGCACCGCTTTCACGGTTAGATATTCACGATTGGAAACCGTGATTTCGACAGTTTGATTAGGAGGAAACTCGACACCGAGGCGGTATCGAGCTTTCTTCCCTTTGTTCACCACTCGTAATATTTTCATCCCTGCTCACCTCATCAGCCAGTGTATCCTTTACCGACGACAGCCGCGTTTTCGTCCTCGTAGTGGCAGTCAACACGCAACGTCGTGACAAAGTCCGTCCGGCGCAATTTCGGTTGGCGATCCGGTTCAATGCGAATGTCGCGATAGATGCCGTAAACAAGGTTAGCCGGATTGACCAAGAACGCCGTTCCGGCAGGCATGTTGGCTGAATCGACGACCGCAATTCCTTTATACGCCAATTGTGTCGCAGTCGTTTGTGCCGTGTCGCCAAGTCCCGTGCCGCGAGCGCGGAGGACGTCACGGTAGGCGTCTTCAATGTCCCAATGCACATAGAAACGCCATTGCGAACGGTCGCGCAGGTATTTTTTCGGCAAAGCCTGAATCATCGCGTCAAACATCGCTTCGACATTGGTCGGATCAAAATCGGTCGTGCCTTGAACAAGGTTGGCCGCTTTCTTGAGCCAGCCGTCCGTTTTCGCCAAGAACGGGTCGCTGCTCGCTTTGTCGCCGTTGAGGAACAGTTCTTCAAGGTCTACACCGACACGTTCGGCAATCAACTGAATCAGCGTGTCCTCAAACCCTTCACGTTCGATGTTGTCCTCGAGTGTCGAGTCGGTGATGCCGGAAATGCCAATGACCTCCACCGACTCAAGTTTGTTCGTGCTAAAATCCGGCTTCGCTTCGCCAGTCGGGGCTTCTCCTTCCGTCGCCGCTTGCAAAATCCGTGAACCGAATGCAATGCGGTCAATATCATGCGTGTGGCTCGTCATGTCAATCCGACGAGCTTCATCCAAAATGCGGGTGGCTTCGGAAACCGTCCGCACGAAAAGCTGTTGCTTGGCCGGAGTTAAACGAGATGCGCCAAGGTCAGTCGTCGTGATGGCTTTCAAGACATTTTCCAATTTTCCAAGAAGCATGTCGTTCGTCATCATATGTTCAACACTCCTTTGTTTGAATTTTGTGTCTGACACAAATTACTTGCGCTTAAACCCAAACGGATCGCGGTCGTATTCGTCTTGCGTCTTCGATTTTTCCGCCGCACCATCTTGCCCCGTCAGCCGCTTCGAGAACGGGATTTTCCGCTTGAGTTCGTCAAGCTGTTTCATGACTTGCTCGTATTTTTCTTTGTAGTTTTCATCGTCGCTCTTGGCCGCCGCTTCGCCTTGGGCGTTGCCTTCCTCTTGCTGTCCTTGTGGCTCTTGCGGCTCTTGTTGCTTTGTCGGCTCGTGATCCGATGCCGCGCCTTTCAGCGTATTCATGATTTCGGCCAGCTTGTCATTTACTGGCTTCAACGAATCGTCAATCATTTTTTGAACGTCCTCGACTTTCACTTCGTCATCACCTTCTTTCGATTTTTTGGCACGCTCTTCTTCGGCAATCCGCAGGAGTTCGTCGATGACCTCCTTTGCGGCTTTTAGCTTCTCGTAGTTTGCGTCAGAAATTTTTCGCCCTGCCTTTTCGGATGGTTTCAGACCGAGCTTTTCTTTCAACCTATCAAAAAGGCCTTTATTCGCCTGCTGTGGGCTTATTTCTTCGCTTGAAAGGGTTACCCCTTGCCCGCCGTTTTCCTCGCCTCTCATGGCCGCCTGCGCAGCCACAGCGAGGTTTTGCGAGGATGGTTCCTCAACAGGGACGATATTTTCCACGATACGAACCTCTTGCAAGTCGCCAACGAATTCGACGTCCCCCTGCTCATTGATCGTGTAGCCGATTTGGAAGAAGCGCGTTTTGCCATTCGACATATCCTCAACGCGAATAATCACCGAATCGTCAAAAATCGAATAGACATACGAATCAAGCGAGCCACTGTCGAACGTCTGGTAGACCTTCCTGCGCAATAAATCAGCGATGTATTCATATGAGCCTTGAATCGCCTTTTTCACCGCCTCTTCCCGGCTGTTCTTGCTTTTGATCGCGATGAACTTCGCTTTTGGCACGGCAGGCTCGTCAACAAGGGAAACGGCATTGACCACCCAATCACCTGCTGAGCGTTCCAAGTCGGCTAGCGTCGTGCGTTTCGCCGCTTCTTTCGATTTCAGCGCCACTTTCGGGACACCCATGATCGAGAAGCCCGTCAGTTTCCCTTCCTTCACCGCCTGCCACACTTCCTCGTCCTGAACACGAACGCCCATCATCCAACTTCCTTTCGGCACGGTTAATTCCTCGTTAATCTCCCAATCAAACGGCAAGATGTACGATTCCACCACCTTGCCGACATTGTTCAGCGTGTGTTGCAAATCGATGTTGCCGTATTGCTCTAAAAACTTGTGCGCCACTTCTTCGATTTTCTCGGCCGTTACGACATCCCCGTCACTGTCCGGCTCGTCTGGAACAAGAACGGGTCCGAATACAATCTGCTTTTCCTCGTTCTTGTGCGTGACTGGCGCTGTCAGTTCGTGTTTCATCCTCTCACTCCTTTCCGTTCGGAATCGTTTCAAGAAACGCGCTACGCCTAGAATGGAATCACCCCCTTTACGGATAGTAAGGCGTTCTGACGATTTGCTCGCCTTTTTTCGGGATATAAGGACGGCATCGGCACCGACAGTTGATCCATTCCTCGATGGGGCCGGATCGATCTAACGGGTGCATCAGCCCATTCGAGAATCGTTCATCCATCCGCACCACTTGCCCGTGAAGCGAATAATGATCGGCGCGGTCTTTCGGGTTTCTTCCCCTCACCCGGCTGTCTCTGACCGTCAGCCACTGCTTATACCGGACGTTGTAATCTTGCATGGTTTGGAAAATGCCAATGTTTTGTGCTCCCTGCACCTCAGTTCTCGCGATTGTCCGCAACCGATGATCTCGCAGGCTTTGGAAATCGGCGCGCAAATCGACAGCGATGTCATCAATCCCTTTTCCTTCTTCATATCCTCGAACCAATGTGGCACGGAAATCGCCTTTAATTCGCCGGAATGTATCGTCCGAAAACACATAAACGCGCTCTCGCAACTCTTCGAGAACGCGCTCGCTAAATTCAGTGAAAACCACTTCCAAGCCCTGTTCGAGAATATCCTCAAACGTCAATTGTCGTGCCACGACCGCGCTTTCGACAGCCGCTTCGGCAATCTCCTCTTCCATGTCCGCGAAAATGGGGTCTAAAATGTCGGCGATAAACGCTTCCTGTTCGAGAATCGACAGTGGAATATAGCCAAGCTCACGCAACCGCTGAATGAACAGACTCTCAAGCCCGACTTGCAGACGAATCAGGCGCTTTGCAAGGTTTTCCTCAATCTCGGAAATACGCTCGTCCTGCTCTTTGAATGCAGGAAGCGCGCTATATTCAACGAGGAATGCGACAAGCTCGCGATCCATTTCTAACAGCTTGCACACCTCACACATGCTTGCCACCTTCTTTAGTAGCAATATCAATCAGTTTTGTGTGCAACTGTTTCAGCGAATTTAGGATCGCGTTCGTTTCTTCTTGTGAAGCGTCGAGCGGTTGCCCGAAAATGAAATGTCTGTCTAGGTTCGGATCGTCAATCGGATCTCTGCCCAATTCGCGCAAAATCATGTTCGGACTGTACGCGCCCACTTCAAACAGGAAGCGCAATTCCTCGATTTTCGCTTGCGTGTCTTTCGTGTCAATGTCTTTGAAACGGAAACGCCAGTCCGTCACCCCTAGCCCAACCAACAGCAATCGGTTCATCACATTCTCAAGCATGTCCTGTCGCGGCTCGATGACCGATTGCTTGTAAATCTCGGTCGACTCTCTCGCTGTTGAGCCGCCAAGCGAACCCTCAACGACAATGCCTGCACGATAAGGAGGAACGCCATGAGCAGACAGGATTTCGTCTCGGTTATCCGCCCGCAACATGCGAAAACTCGCTTCCTTCGTTTCCACAGACAGCGCTTGAAACTTAATTTCTATGGGCGTATCCGAGAAATCCCCCTGCGGTTTTTGTGCCGTCACGACAAGCGTTGAATGCCGGTTTCTCTTGATGTCCTGCTGAAAGTAACGGCGGATCAACTGCTTCGTTTGCTCGTCGAGTTCCGCCCCTGTCACCGTCACGACGTAGGCAGGGACGGCGTGATTTTCAAAGAAACTGATGTTGTACTCCGCCCGTTCGCGATCGGAAATAATCGCGCTTAACGCAGGGAGAATGTCCGGAAGTCCATAATAATCGCTCCTACTTGTGTAATTGTGGACGTGAATGATTTCTGTTGCCCGTCGTTCCATCGGAATTGAGCCGACAGAGGCGATTTCACCCGTAACGTAGTCCACATCATTTTCAAAGCCAAACCGCTTGAACCATACCTTCTTTGCACCTCGAATTTGGCAATACCGGTTCATATCCTGATGAACGCGAACCGTATGCGCCGGAATATGCTCCAGACCGATAAGCGTCCCATCTGCGTCGCGGATGACTTCGTAGTAGCCGTTCCCGATGGAATCATAGTCCACCATCACGTTGTTATTGATGTCGGTCAGCGTTTTGTACGGATTCGGGTTCTCTAAAAACTGCATGGCGATCTCGCGCTGTTGTTCGCTTGGGTTGTTCGTTTTCGCCTCAAGATACCACCCCAATCCGGCCGTGTCTCTCGCTTTTGTTTTGACCGCCCGATAATGGTACGGGTTGAGCTCAAGCAGTTGCGCCAGCGCTTCAAGATTGTACAGGGGTTCGACAAGCCCCAATTCCCCATACGCGCTGCCAAAACGGTCGCTTGGGATGGCTCTCGACTCGCCTTGTTGTTTGATCGCGTAGCGTTCGAGTGTGCTTTCCTCGATAATCTCTCCGTCACTCAACACATACGCCTTGGCCACTGCTTTCTTTTCCATTCCGCTTCCCTCCCTTCTGTTAGAAGATGTCGACTTTGATTGTTCCCTTCGTTCCGGCTCGGTCGAGGTATCGCAATGCCTGTGATGTCGCGTCCACTTGGTCGTCGGTCGGCGCGTTCGGGAACGCAACCAATTCCTCGACGTAATCATGCACCCACGGCGCGATGCTCGGGTGCGGAATGTAGACGTTTCCGGCTTCAAATTGCGGCGATACCGCGTTCAGCCGCTCGACTTTCGTTCCGTTCGGTACAACCGGCAACATGCCGCTGATCTGATGCCGCAACGCATTGATAATCGCCGTCCCATTCGCACGGTCTTCAATGAGTTTCGCCTGCGCCTGCGGCCACTTGGACGTCAGCGAGACGATTGCGCGGATCGACTCGGTGAAAGACAGCTTCGCACGGACTTGGTCAAGCAGGTATTTGTCCGCTCCCTTTCTGCCCCACACCTGCCCAACAACAAACGAACCGTCATTGGTATCCTTGAATGCAAAATCCCATGATTGGATATATTCGTCCATTTGGGGAGCTTGCTTGTAATATTTGAACCACGAGCGATGGATGATCGCGCCGCTTGGCGGCGTTGGACGCTGTTGGTATAGCGCATTCCATGTTCGCGATCCCACTGATTTCTTCGTTTCCTCCGCCCATTTCTCGTCAAATCCATACTCCGGCCACAGCGGTTCGCCGATTTTCCGCCCCAACAAATCGTTTTCGGAATCGCAAATCGCAGGAAGCGAAAGCACCGTCCAGCGCTCCGGCTCGTGTTCGAGCAGCCGTCCAGCAAGGTCATCTTCATGCCACCGCGTCAAAATCAAAATCACCCGTCCGCCGGGTTGCAAACGGGTGGATAGCGTGTTTTGCCACTCATTCCACAGCATGTTTCGATACGTGAGCGAATCCGCCTCTTTGCGGTTTTTGATCGGGTCGTCGATGATGAGCAAGTCCGCACCTTGCCCTGTGATCCCGCCGCCGATCCCGACCGAAATCATCCCGCCGCGATGCCCTTCGACGTCCCAACTCGTCACGGAATTGACGTCTCTGGAAAGACGGATGCCAAACAATTCCTCGCCAAACAGTTCGATCTTTTGACGGTTGGCTTTCCCGAACCGCCTTGCCAATGAATCGCCGTAGGAGACTTCGATGACTCGCCGGTCCGGATTTCGCCCGATAAACCATGACGGGAACGTCTCTGTGACGGTCATGGACTTGGAATGACGCGGCGGCATAAAAATCATGAGACGGTCGATTTCGCCGCGTTCTACTCTCGTGAGATAATCGCAAATCAAATCGGAATGGCGGGACGGCATATATCGCCCGAAATGCGTGTATTCGAGATAGACCGAGTAATCTTCTTTGGCCAACTCTTTTTCGAGCGTGTCTAAATTATTCAGAATTTCGCTTATTAGCATTGCGCTTTCGGATAAGTCGCTTGATAAGCTCCCTTGCTTCCTCGTCTTCGAGAAGCTCGCTGGCGATGTTGTGTTCCACTCTGACTTCGTATTGCCCATGAGTTGCCACCTGCCCCGAATGGTTCAAGTCTGCTGTTAATCGCTCTTTGCGCCCCCACCGTTCGGGGAACTTTCGCTCAAGACGCCATGCGGCCGCCTGCCAATTTTCTTCCGCCGCCTTGCCGATGATCGCTACATCTCGTATCTCCGCTTGCGCCAGTGCCTTTTCTACTGCGTTGGATAACTCGACAAACGGCTGTTCGCTTTTCTTCGGCCGCGCATTCGGGTTCTTCGCTAGACGTTCTTTCTCCCGCGCTCCACGTTTCAACCAATCGTAAAATGTTGTTTTGTTAATCCCTACGTAGGCACAGGCCGTTTCAATGTAATTGCCCGCTCGGATCACTTTTACGAGTTCTTCCTGCAATTCGGGAGTAAGCTTTATTGGCCGTCCTCTTTTGTTCCTTGTCATACTCACTCACCACCTTCAACTTGATTCGTTTGTTTTAGCCAAAAGAAAAAGCACCCCGAAGGATGCTTAAACTTAAGCCTTCAAATCTCAATGCCTTCAACAATAAACCGTAATTTACTAATGAATAACCCTACCAAAAAATTTTATTTACTATCTTTTAAGTAATCAGTCAGTAATAAAGATAAAATTTTTACAATTCTATAGAGAGAACTTAAAAACAAAGCTGAAATTGCTCCCCAAAATCTAAAATACCAAGTATAGAGAAGGCTAATTTCTTTGTCCTCAAACATCAAAGCAAATGTAGACACTATCGCAAATAAAAATGACACACCAATTGAGTGTTTGATATATTCGATAAGGACGATCAAATAGCTCTTACCTTCTGAATAGGTTAACTGCGATAAATATTTTAGATTTGGATTATCTTTTATTGATATTATCAAAGTGACAACAGTAACCAAGAATCCTACAGATATTGCACCTACATTTATAGAAGCATTTAATAAATCGGTTGAGTTAGGTAATACGTTTGGTTTTACATCAAAGATAATTAATGTGAGAAAAACAATTAGAGCAAGCACTATCGGACCAAATCTCTCGAACCATCCTTTAAATTTTTTCAATCATCATCACTATCCTTTAGTTCTTTAAAAAAAGTTGTTGAATCTCTTCTTTCTTAGCGTTATACGCATCCATAGCCATATCTTGTAACGCATATGTTGATAATGTCTTGCCCATTTCAATTGTTTTCCAATATGTCATCCTGATTAAATCGTTGAACATATTTAATTCCTCTAATCTCGCATGTTCATCTTTTTTTACTTTTGCAATCAACTTATTTGTATTTTTTAAATTCCTTAATTCCTTAATTAATTTGACTGCTGTTTTAAAATCAAGCTTGGATTTTCTTGAATCCTCCACAGTAAAAATGACACCTATTTTTAAAGCCCCTAATTGATCTCGAATCTTTTTGATATCTCCAAAAGCCCAACCTTCAACTTCACCCTCTAGAATACCATCAGATGGAATTGAAATACTTGTCTCAATTGCACTAATAACTTTTTGTTTCAGTAGTTTTTTGTATGTATCCTCAGTAAACATTGGTCGGAGCTCCAGCCTATCGTCCTGCGCATAATGTTGAAAATATTTCTCGGCACCAGTTGACGAAATACCGTACTTATTTCTTTGAAGGACTAATAAATGCATTGACGGATCAAAATAAAACGAGACTTCCTCACCAACATATTCATTGTCATTCAATGTAATTTCTCTTTTTCCACCTGTATAACTATATATTCCTATTTTTTCCATCGGTCTTAATTTCACAAAGCTCGCTTTATAATTACCAGTTGCATTGTCGTAATTAATTTCTTCAAGACGTACATCCTCACCAAAAATCTCCAATGTCTTTTCTGGTCCATTTTGTACTGTGGATAAATAGTCAAGAACTTCCTTTAAAGATTTTTTGGTATAATTATCAACTACTTCATAAAAGTCAAAAACTATCTTTACTCTCCTTTTTTTTGCCATTAGTACCTCCCCAATCCTTTAATTCTAGATTGGGAGATAAATCCTCCCTTCGTCTACTCACTTCGACAAAAGGAGCATTCCTGTTAGAAGTTTTTCCGGGGACTTGAATAAAAAAAGCCCTCTTGGTATGATTCGGGGGTGTCAATTGGATGAATTGACCCC